TCAAGCTGTAGAAGAAGAAGTTGCTCCTGAAACAGAAGAGCCTAACACTACTGAAGAAATTAGTGAGCCTGTAAGTGAGGAAGTGGAACAACCTACTGAGCAAGTTGTTCAAGAGACTCCACAACCTAAGACTTATAAAATAAAAGCTAATGGTATGGAGTATGACTTTAGTGAAGACGAGCTTATACGCTTAGCTCCTAAAGCTATGGACTATACCAAGAAAATGCAGACCATTGCACCATATAGAAGAACTATAAGTGCAATCGAGCAGAACGGTATCAGCGAAGACGATATTAACCTACTTATAGATATTAAAAAGGGAAATAAAGATGCAATCTCTTCTCTTATTAAATCTAGTGGAATAGATGTCTATGATCTTCCTGAAAACGATGGGAAATATACCCCAACTAGATATGCAGAACAAGCTGAAGCTCAAAATACTCAAGATGTTATTGCAAGACTAGCTAGAGATCCAGAGTTCGAGAAAACTAAGAGTGCCTTCGAAGTACTCGATCCACAATCTAAGCAGTACTTGCTAAGTAATACTGAGAATATTGAGGGTCTGCATGATGATGTTAAAAACGGTATATATGAGAAGGTAATGCCTGAAGCTCTAAAGCTAGCGGCATTAGATGGTTATCAACAACCTGTTTTACAGTATTACTTTAAAGCAGGTCAAGATTATTTTACTAGGCAAGAGCAGATAGAAAAACAAGCTATAGCTACTAAAGCTAAAGAGGAAGCTATCAGAACAAGAGCTAAAGCTAGTGCTGCTCTACCTAGTTCTAGAGCAGATAAGAAGAGTGTTATTAATTATCTTGACGAAGACAATGATGATGAGTATAACGCTTGGTATAAGTCGCTCCAAAATAGATTTTAAAAGGAAAAACAATTATGGCAGTTATGGAATATAAAGATGGTAACAACTCAACAAGTGGTGCTAATACTATCCTACATTGGTACGATAGAGCTGGTATAAATGCAGCTAATGCTAAGAACGTATATGCTCAATTCGCTGATAGAAAATCTATGCCAACTAAGAGTGGTAAGAAGTATAAGATTTCTAGATGGCAACATATCTATGATAGAGATCTAAATGCAGCAGATTTTGCTAAATATGGTTTCTTGTCAAGTAGAAATGTAGAAGACGTTACTAACGGTCTTAATCAAGCTAAATTACCAGAGGGTAGTGGTGCTAGAAATCAAGTAACTTTTCAGAAAGTAACTATGGAGACTACTTGTGCAAGCTATGGTGAGATGATTGAATATACTGATGAAGTAGAACTATTCAGTGAAGACGTTATGCAAACTAGGTATCGTGAAGAGCTTGGTGCTTTAGCTAACGTTAGAAATGAAGACCTAATTCAATTAGATATGCTTGGTACAGGTAACGTACTTTATTCAGGTCTAGCTACTAACCTAGCTACAATGGGTAATGGTATTACTGCTGGTGGTACATTAGATGACCAATACAGAATCAGCTATGACCTTCTAAGAAGAGCTGTTAAGAAGCTCGTTAGAAACAGAGCTGAGAAGAATACAGAGATAGTTACAGGATCTAATAAGATCGATACTAGAACTGTAAATAGAGCTTACTATGCAATTATCGGACCAGAGGTTAAGTTCGATCTAGAGAATACTACTAGAGGTAAGAACAATACTGAAGAGTTCGCATATATCCCAGCTTATAAATATGCTGATGCTAGTAACCTAGCTGAAGGTGAAGTAGGTGCTATGCATGAGGTTAGATTTATTGAGAGTGAGACAGCTGTAGTATATCGTGGTAAAGGTGCTACTGTACCTGCTGGCTATACTGGTACATTATCTTACACTGGTGCTGCTGGTACAGGTAAGTTCGATGTATTCCCTATCTTGTTTCCAACTAAAGGTGCATTCGCTACTGTAGGTCTTAAAGGACAAGACAAGATTACATTTAGATCTCAAGATCCTAAACAAACTGAGTTGAGCAATCCTTATGGCACTAAAGGTTTCTTTAGTTATCGCTTCTGGTATGCAGGTATTATCTTGCAAGAAGAGAAACTATTGAAAACTCTAGTTCTAGCAAGTGCTTAATACCTTTTATCCCCTATAACTAGGGGATAACTTAAATCTAAATAAAGGATAAATTATGGCTAAGAAAAAAGATGAGAATATCGAAATCGAAAACAATGAAGAAGTTGAGACTTCTGAAGTAGAAGAGGTTACTAACCTACAAGCACTTGTAGCAAGTGTTAAGAAAGAAGCTTTTAAAACTAGAGTAGTGACTATTACTTCTAACGATAAAAGAGATAATGATGTAACTAATGCAGTTATGCTAACTTGTGAAAATCAATTCTTTAGCTTATCTAAAGTAGTACCTTTAAATGTACCAGTAGAGTTAGAGCAATGTCTCATAGATTCTGCTAAGGACGTTAGAATACCTATCCATAGCAATGAAGTCATTAATGGTAGAAGAACAGGCAATGCTAAGGTAGAGCTAGTTAATAAATATAATATCAGCTACGAGGACTAATCAATGGCTAAGACTAAAGTAAAGATCACAACTGACTATAAGAATGTAAAGGTAGAGCCTAATGACATCACTTCAGGTGAAGTATTGTCTAAAGAGTTCTATGGGGAGAACAGACTTCAATGGTTAGGTGAAGGAGCTTTCGATGTCTTAATGCATGCTATTGACGAAAACCTACGTATTCAATACGATAATGGTAGGATATTGGGCGATACATACGCCCAAGCCTACATTCAATTAGTTTCAGCTGCAATAGACAAGTCTGTTAATCTAGCGATAGCTAACGCAGAACTAAAACTAAAGATAGCAGAACTAGAACTAAAAGAAAATCAAGCTGATGAAGATGAAGCTCTTAATAAACTAAAACAAGAACAATTAAGATCACAAACTAAAGTATACGATAGACAGATCGAAGGCTTTAGCGATAACTTAAAACTAAAGTTACTTCAATCTCAGCTAGAGTCTTTCTCAATGATATTCGCTTCTGGTATGCTAGATTTCAATGAGAATGCAGCAGCATTCCCTAAAGCACTAAAAGCATCTTCACTATCTGAAGTCTATGATGACCTTAGAGCTTCAAGCTTAACTGATTGGGAAGCTAAGAAGAAATATAAGGTAGAGAATAGAATAGAGAAGGGTGGAGAACCTAGCGGAATAGAGTTATAAAGGTATCTAATGAGTATTTTTCATAAGAAAGTCACAAAGGACGAGACTAAAACAGTACCTGCTTTCGGCGATCCTTTTCATAAGTTTAAAGTAGGTACTACTATGAAGAACTCTATTCAGAAAGACTACTTAGAAAAACTCCTTAGATATAAGATTAGAGGCTATAGCAATACTAAGGCTCTATATAAAAATGTCTTAGATATAAACTCTCAGCATGAACAGAACTTCGTTAGATTTAAACTACCTTATTCTTCTAGGGTAGCATTCAATACTTTTACCTATGACTTGAATAGGATCAAGAAAGTTACTGGTATAGAAGGACAGATCGTAAGCTATGAGTTCACTGCTGGTAGTGACCTAGGTGTAGAGTACTTGTTATCACTTCAAGTCGATTACAACTTTACAACTAAAGAGTTTACTAAAGATGGATATACCTTTAGGCATAAAGATAGTGTATTCGCTACTGTTATTCAAGAGAAAGAAGAAGACTCCCTATATAAGAAAGATAGCGTAGTAGATATTACTGACTTAGGTTTATATATAGATTTTACTTCTTACATCTTAAAAGAGCTTACTCCTAAGATCTACGAGGTCTTTAAAAAACAATGGGAGATAGATTATACTAATCCTGATAATAAAGTTATTTCTACCCCTACAGAAATCTTTGTAGATAGGTCCGATGGTAAGATAGCTTATAGGGCTATCACTTACTTTACTTGGAAAGACCATAAAGAAGGAGACCTAGATAAGTTAGAACCTATCTATTATGATTTCTATGTTACAGATATAATAGATCAGCTTAGGCTTATAAGCAAGAACGAGAAAGCTTATTTTATAGAATCCACTCTAAATGGTAATCGATCTATCTACTATGGAAGAAATAAGGATAGTCTAGCTACTACGACTAGTTCAAAGCTGGTATCTGTAGCAGCTAATTACCCTTTAAAAAGACATGTACCTAGTGGTAATAAGTTTTACAATAAAGCTATGGAAGAAGCTGGATATAAGAATAAAACTACTAAAAAGAAACCTAAGAACGATAAGAATATAACTAGCTTATTCACTCAATTAAACAACGAAGAACATGTACAATGGGCTTCTATTACTCAGTTTATGGATATGAAGTATTTCTGCTATAAGTTCGTTCGAGAGAATAAGAACTGGCAGAAATATCTATGGAAGATCTTTACTTTTCTAGAAAGTATAGCTCGTGCTGGTACATATCACGAGAATGCTCCTAGAACAGTTTATTCTGTTGCAGGTAAAGAATTTCGAATACAGTACATAAAACGAGAAGTAGAAGGAGTAGAGCATAATAAGATATGCTATATGGGTACAGAACCTAATTGTAGTGCTATGTACCTATACTTGAATGTCCCAGACTGGACTGCTTCTACGGAAGAACAAGCTAACAAGAAAGTATTCACTAAGTTTATACAATATGGCTTTAATATAAGTTACTTTTATTCAAGAGCATACACTCAGTACTGGAGTACTTCTGGTGGAGGAGAAGGACGAACTTATAGACACCATGCCTATATTAATGCAACTAATGTAGCTATGAATGAGAGAAGACTAACAGGTATCTCAGATGACTATAACTTTCTAGATACTCAATTAGGTTTCGAAGATGTAGGTTACATAAGAAAACCTACAGATGATAGCAGTCGTCAATGGTCTGGTCCTAAGTATAGATATGTTAATAATATTGACAATAATCCTACTACAGGCTATGTACGAGTACCTTGTTCTATTCAATATATAAATCTAGCTCAATATGAGAAAGATAATGGTAGAGCATGGGTTAATCTAGATAATACTCCTGCTACTCAAGGTGCTTTAGCTGTATACTACACTGCAACATACTCTCAAGGAGATGAAACTGGTACATACGAAACTGAACAGATTGTAGGCTTTATAAATGCTAGTTATAATCCTAATGCTTCGTATGCATACTCAAGTAGTTTTAACTATATGCCTGAGTTTGTATCTGATGAGAAGTACTTAATACCTATGCCTAGATCACTCTGGATCAGAGTACCTTACTCAGCTCAGCTAGAGATATATCTAGCAACAATCTACTTAACTTACAACGTAGAGTGGGAGGAGAAAAAGACTACTGCATTCGGTAAGATTATAGGTCCTGTTATTGCCATAGTAGGTTTTGTTATAGGTGTAGTATTCTCTTGGACTGGTTATGGTGGTGCTGCTGGCTTTAGCTTGATGGCTGCAGGTATTGCGCTTACTGGAGCTATGAATAATATACTATGGTTACAGATAGTAGGTATGGTAATGAGCATATATGCCTCATGGTGGGCTATACCAGCTGCTGGAGGGCAAATAGGTATGAACTTAGCTACCGTAGCAGCTACTGCAGCAACAGTAGCCTCAGTTGTAGGAGCTATCAATGTCATAGGTGGAGCTAGGACTCAAGCTAAGATAAGACAAGCTCAAGAAGACTTTAAAGACGAGAAAGATCGTAACAATCAAGAGCAAGAGAGATTACGAGATACTATAAATGGTACGCTAGATCTAAGTGAATATGACGTAGATATAAATCACGAAGAAGATGACGAGATATTTTACTTACTAGCTAGTGGTGAGTTTTCACACCTTGCGCTAGAGAAAGGACTACTCTATGCGACAGATTTAGCACAAGATGCAGAGAACTTTAATAGATTTAAATAAAGGAGAGAAAAATGGCGTATATTGAAGATAGTATACTAAATCAGTCTACCTATATCCCTAATTGGCTTCAATCTAATGGATTTAATGGTACTGGTATGCAACTAGGTGGGAGTTATGCTCCTAAACAATTTTATACAAGCAATGCATCTACATTAGCTGGTAGAAACTTAACAATCCCTAATAATAGTGGCAATGCTTTATCTAATGCTTGGAATAATTTTAGTAACTGGTGGAACGGTGGTGGTACAACTACTACATTAGCTGACGGATCTACAGTAACCAGAGGTACTAATGGAGAGATGCTTGGCAATATAGGTGGCTTAGCTATGGGTGCTTATGGTATCTACTCAGGCTTACAAGATATGCGTAAGAATAATAGACTCTATAAAGAGCAGATGGAGAATATGCAATTACAACGAGATGCCTTTAAAGAGAATATGGCAAGAGATAGAGCTGAATATAATAGGCTTAAAGGTCAGAGAGCAGCATTAACAGCAGCTTACGGAGCATAATATGTCATACTATAATCCTCAACAATATATCTCGATACCTCACTTCGACTCTCCTATGAAGAGTGATAACTTCAGAACATTCTCGGCAATGCAAGAAGCTTGGAATAGGTATCAGCAAGAGAAAAGACTAGAGGAACTCCACCCTTTACAGGTGGAGAACTATGGTCTTAGGAATCGAAATCTAACATTAGATAACGAGTTACAAGAGAAACTTAATCCTCTAAAGGTAAAGAGTGAAGAGTTACTCAATGTTCTTAGAGATAAGCAGAATACTAAGACTCAACAAGAGATAGATTTCGATGCAGAAAATAATCCTTTACTTCTTGAAAACAATCGTTTAAAGAATATAGGACAAGGCATAGAAAATCAGTATGGTAATCTAAGAAACACTCATCAGAGAATACAGAACGATCAAGCTCAGTGGGGATTTAACAATCTACAGAATGAGTACGAAGCAATCAAGAGAGCTTTCGGTGGTAAATCTGCTGCAGAATTACAAGCTGAACTTCTCGCTCGAAAAGCTCAAGCTGAGATAGAGACAGAGAATGCTAATAGAGATTGGTACAATTCTGAAAGGGATAAAAATGCAATGGCTCAGAGAGCTGGTGACTCTCAAGCTAATACAGGTAACCTTTACACTAGAAATACTCTAGATGTAAATAATAAACCTGCTGAAGAAGCTAGTGTCAATGACGACAATAAATATCTCAAGGAGTATAATGAGATTCTTAATGCTAGCAATATTGATAAAGTAGATCCAACAAAACTAGATGCAACTATAAAGAATTATATTTCTAGAGTAATGGACGATCCTGATGGAGTAGAAGCGACAAACTTAATGTCTAGAAAGGATGATGTTCTTACACCAGCCCAAAGAATGGCTAAACAGCAGATTCTAAAAGAATATAGCTTAGGTACTTCTTATGCAGTGATTAAAGATCCGTTTACTGGTACGCCTATAATTATCAATCCTAATGCAGATCCTAATACTTCAGAAGGTAAGAGATTAGCTGCATTAAAAAGCAGTGTTAATCCATTAGAATACGAAGCCGCAATAGCCCCAATTAACTTAACCGATGCTCCTTATATGCTTAATTCTAAGCTTAAAGATAATGGTATAGTTAAAGTATTCGATCCTGAAACAGGAGATTACACAGAAAAAAATATCCCAAATAGAGGCACAGGCTATAGTGCATCTGTGCGTAAGCTGGATCAAGTTACTACAGCATTGAGCAGGTCTGATGCCTTGAGTATAGCAGGTAAAACGGCTAATCTATTGTCTGATTTAAAAGAAGCTGATGGAGAACACTATAAAAAACTTGTTTCTACTTTTAATGATTCTGAACATGGCAACTTATCTAAGAAAGTTTTCACTAATGTGAGCTTAGTTTTAGGGACTGGTCAGAATGGTTTAAATCTGAAGTCTGCTCCAGCAATAACTAAACTTCTTTATGAGATATGTAATAATCCTGAAGAGTTTCAGAGTGAGAAAGCATTAAAAGCAGGTCTAGGTAAAGTATTTGGTAGTAATGATCAAGCAGTCATTGAACAGCTTGAAGATGTTATCCAGAACACAGTTAAAACTTATAAAGGACCTAAAGGCAATACTGTTTTATCTTATGCTGATAGTGTATCATTGACAGATAAAGCTGGAAAGCCTCTAGGAGTTGTAATGCCTAAGTACAATTCTGCAGATGTACAAGCAGAGTTTCAAGATATGCGAAACAATATCTATAATAATAATGTTGATAGATATAGTAAACGCAAGAATATCGCTAAAGCGATGTCTTTAGATATAGATGAAGATTTTAAAAGATACGATTAAACTTCATCGCAGATTTACTACTTGAAGTGGGTTAAATACGGATATTACAGGTTCGCCAATAGTACTAGTATAGAGTTTTCCTGTTACACATATATTTTTACCCACTTCAGAAATTTTTTCTACCCAATCTATATATTTCTGTTCTTGTGGTAGCATCCAAAAAGTAATAATTATACGTTGATCAGTATCTTGATCTCCTTTTAAAGAGATTGTAGGAGTCCTTTTAGAAGTGATTTCTCCACATACTATAGCTATCTTACCAATGCCTTGTGCTAAAGCTTTCTTTGCACTACCTATTATAATAATATCCTCTTGATTCCCTTTAGTTTCAGCTTCTTCTAATTGTCTTTCTAGACTAGATATTCGGTACTCACTATTCTTATTCTCATTAGTAAGGCTTTCGATCTTCTCATCTTTTTCTTTTAATACCAGTGATATACCTACAGCTACTGCAACTATAGCTATACATATAGCGAACATCTTAAAGTAATTTTCTTTAGGTTCTGTCTCCTCATTCGTTGTAGTTCTGTTAGATGTCGTATTAATACTCGGCTTAAAGTCAGTTATTAACTTATCTACATTAATTCTAGTGCTAATACTATTAGCTACCATAGCTTTCGTATACTTATCAGGATCACTAGAGAACTTATCCTTTAGATATTGTTCTCTTCTTAGTTCTAGTTCTCGATCAGCTATGCGTTTATCTAAATCAGCTTGAACTTGCTTAGCTTGAAGTTCTGCTTCTTGTTTAATTCTATACTCGTCTAACTTCTTTTTAGCTTCTTTTTCTGCATCAGCTACTATATCTTGAAAATTACTCATAGGACTTCCTTGCATTTTAACGATAAAGTTACGAATATTAGCTATTCTTCTGAGCTATATTTTAAAATAGATAAATAAAAATAAACTTAAAATTACAATATTCGAAAAGGATGTCCATACAATTAATTTACCCTATTACTATTGCATTCTTCAGTTAGATATAATAATACTATTACCTTAAAAAATATTACCATAAAGGAGAAAATATGGGTTTAGCAGACAAGAAGTTTAAAGCTCAACAAGCCTTTACAAATAAGTTAGCAGAACTAGAGCCAGACGATTATCAGATAGGTTTAGACCTAGCTGACGAGACGTTAGCTAATGCTACAGCAGAGCAAGCTAGGAGAGAGCAGTATGCTAACTTTAAGCGAAATATGACCTTAAATGCTCGTAATCCTTATGCCACTCCAGATCTAACAGGATTAACTTCTGAAGGTCTATTAGCTAGAGGCATGAGTATAAATAAACAGCTACACGGACTACAGAGAGCTATAGAAAATGGACAGAGAGCTGATGAGTTTGAGCAACGAAGACAACTTAGTCTAATGCAACAAGATATAATAGATGCAGAGCTAGATAAAGATAGGGCTAAACTCAATACTACTAGACGAGAACTAGCTAATCGTTTTACAAGACAACTAGGAGTTAATAGACTAGAGAATGCTGCAGGAGTATTCACTGAAGACTATGTACCTACTGATGATGCTCATGACTTTACAACTATGGGTACTATCAAGTCTCAAGCCCTAGAATGGGGTGGAGATGCTTTAAAAGGTATCGGTGGAGCAGTAAAAGGTCTAGGAGATGTAGTAGATACTGCTGGATATATGTTAGATGGAGTACTACCTACTCATACTCAAGACGATGGTCTTAGTTTAGCTCAACGTTGGAATAAGAACTGGAAGAAAGCTCAAGCAGATGATGGCTTACTATTGTCAGGAGTAACCGATGGCTTAAATTACATGGGTAATAAGGCTCTTAAAGCTAGTAAAGACATCAATGCTCAAAGCCTTAATACAGTTGAGAGCTTAAGACGACAATGGGATAGAGATAACTACTCAGTATGGGATATGGCTAAAACTATAGGTGGTATGGCTGCAGAGTATCTTACTCACCCTGAGGTACTTACTGCTATAGCTACAGGTGGTTTAGGTAAAGGTATTCAGCTAGGTGTAGCTGGTATTAATGCTCTAGCTAAAGATACTAATATGGATATAGATAAGAGAGAAGCTTTAGCTAGAATGCAAGGCTTAAGCGATAAAGATGTCTATAAAGATAAGGTAGGTATAGAAGGTATCCTAGAACAAGCTCCTGCTGCTTTAGCTTATACAGGTCTAAACTACATAGGAGCTTCAGCCTTACTAAAAGGTATGAGTAAATCTATGCCTAAAGGACTTTATAATGCTGATCTAAAAGAAGTAGCTGGTTATCTAACTAAGTCATTACCTGAAGAAGATATGCTTAGAATAGCTAAAAATGGTTTTACTCCTAGCGAAGGTGGTATTATCTCTAAAATGATGCCTACATTCTCTAAAACAGCTTCTGAAGAAGCTAAAGACCTAACAGCTAAAGAAGTTCTAAAATATGCGCTAGGTGGTATAGCTAAACAAGGAGCTAAGACTGCTGGCTATCTAGGTGGTAGAGCTGCAGTAGGTGCATTAGGTGAAGCCCCTATAGAGTATCTACAAACTAAATTAGAACTAAGTGCTAGACCTGATCTAACAGCAGTTGAGAAAGAAGAACAAGCTAGAGATGCAGCTATAGCTGGAGGACTAGTAGGAGGGTCTATCGGAGCTAGTACTCATATCCCAGCGACTGCTCTCAATACAGGTAAGAGTATCTACACTAAAGCTAAAGACATCTATACTAGAACTAACGATAAAGAAGTCAATGCTGATCTTGCTAACGCTTCTAGTGAGCCTATAGATAATCAAGAGCTAGGTAAAGCTTTAGATATTATATCTAGGGCTAGTACTCCATCAGAAACTCCTACAACTAAAGAGTTTATGGGTGAGATAGGTGGAGCTTTATCTTATATAGGTCAGACTGAGAACTTCTCTAAACTACCTAAAGAAGTTCAGAATACTGTTAAAAACATAGGTCCAATTATCCAAGAACACTTCGCTCGTAAAAAAGAAGATCCTGACTATAACGTTGTAGAGAGTATGACTCCACTAGAGAGTACTTTAGCTGCTCTTAGAATGCAACAGCCAGAGATTATTGAAAGTATGTTAAAAGGGCAAGAACTTCAAAGCCCTAACAACAATAGCTCAAGAGCTAAGGAGATTGAGAATAACTATAATACTTTAATGAGTGCCTACAATGATATCCAGAACTCACCTAATGCTTTCTCGCCAGAAGAATATAAAGCAGTTACTAGCTTAGCTACTAGTATTAAAGACAATTTAGCTAATGGTAAAGAAGGTTATCACGATATATCTAAAGATATATTCATAGAAGGCTTTACTGATAAATATGGTAAAGAAAGACCTTCACTTACTAACTACTTAGCTAAGGCTATGTCTTCTAGGACTTCTAAAGAAGACCTATCTAAAATGAGTGAGAATATCTCTAGCTTTAAGAAGTCTCAAGAGAATAAGGCTAAATTATATGAGTATGCTAGTAAGTATCCGATCAATGATGGATCAGTATATACTTTTAGAATACCTAAGCAAGCTTCTGCTGATACTAAAGTAGAAGTAATTAAAGGTGCTATAGATCGTGAAGACGATAAGCACGAAGGCTACCATACATGGATTAAGAGACCTAATGAGAAAGCTAATAATATTCTAACTAAGCAACTAGCTGAACTTAGAAACGAGATAGATACAATAGATACTATCAGTAGTCTAGTAGCTTACAAGACTAAATCTAAACAAGATGTTTCTAAGAAAGAAACTGCTAAACCTAAGCCAGAAACTAAGGTAGAGAATACTCAGCCTAAAGTAGAGCCTAAACCTACCCCTAAGCCAGAGGTTAAACCGACACCTAAGCAAGAAGCTAAACCTGAGCCTACTCAAGAGAAAGTACAAGAGCCTAAACCTAAGACAGAACCGAAGCCTGAGCAAGTCTCTCAACCTAGTACTAAACCTACTTTAGATACCGTTTCAGCTCCTAAACTTATTGAGAAGACAAGTCCTAAGAAACCTGAACCTAAACCTCTAGAACCTATCGAGGTAGATTCTAAACCTGTTATGGATACTCTCTTAGATCAAGAGACTAGTATGCCTGAAGAGCATAAAACTAAAGTTATGCAACTTAACAATCACTTTAAACCAAGTGAGAAAGCTAATGGTATTCTAGTAAAAGATCCTAAGACAGCAGTCAATAGTATTATAGACTTCTTAGGAGCATCAGTTTATACTCAATTAGATATGACACTATTAAAAGGAGTAGGACTTACAGACGAGAAAGGTAATTTAGTCTCAGTCTTACCAGATAGTAAGAATGGCGATAAAAAAGCTCCTGCAAGCTTACTACTCAATGACAATAGAGTAAGAGCTAGTCTGATGTACCGTGGTTTAGAATGGCTTATAACAGGTCCTATGAACTATACTGCTGACTATATGGATACATTAGATACCATATCTAAGATGGGCTTCCCTGAAGAAGCTATAAACGATCAGTTTATAAAAACAGCTATGACACATACCTTCGCTTCTACAGCGTTACCTGCTATAGGTAGAAAAGTCTTAAAAGATATAGGCTTTAGTGTGAATAAAGAGAATACTAGTTCAGAAGAGTTATCTTTAATAGAACAAGAGCTAGGACTATATGCAGTCAGAGCCTTAATCAAGAATGACTTAGTTAAAGAGACTTCTATGGAGATAGACTCTAAGAACGGTACTAAAGTTAATTTCTATGGCTTAGGCAATGTAAACTATCGTAAGTTCTTAAAGCTAGATGGAGATACTGATCTGTACAAGAAGATGAATAATCTCTCACTTGCTTTAAAGGATAGCGAAGCTGAAGTATCTTCATATATGACTGAGAAACCTGAAGTAGATGACAGTCCATATACATTTATAAAAGGTAAGGGTAATACTAAAATATCTACTATACATAAGAAAGCTCTTAATGTTATCAAGACTACTCCATATATGCCTATAGATCGAGAAGCTATAACAGAGATTATCAATGATGAAAACTATGTAAAAGCTTTAAAGAAAGGTATGGGTTATGTAGAACTAGACGAGACTACTACTGATCCTAATAGTCCTAAATATATTCTCCCTTCAGATTTAGATTCTGTAAAAGGCAAGAATAGAGAGATTGAGCAATCAATCGAATCTATGAAGCATTACATCAATTCAGAAGATAGTACAGCTCCTATATATTTTGACTCGTTTATGAGTAAGAATAATAGGTTCTTTATGAGAAGTACTAATATAAATCCTCAAGCGACTAAGTTTCATAGATTTCTAGTAACTCCAGTAGATGCTAAAGACACTTACGAGATCAAGAATGGTGAAGTTACTACTCCAGCATTCTATATATCTATAGCACAAGCCTTCGGATTTAAGACTGACAAGAAAGCTACTAAGTCTTCAATAGATTTTGGTAAAGCTATTGTAGAGAAGTTCGCTGAGAGTGATCCTAAAGACTACTTGAAGTTTATAAAAGCTCTTATAAGTGACGGTAAAGAACATAAGATAGCTGGTAAGACTATAGAGATAGAAGAAGTATCTCATGCTATCCAAGCTGCCTTAGCCATACGAGATCTAGTTAATGCTAGAAATAGTGGTAAGGACTCATTCGAGACTACAATAACTACAGAGATTGATGGTATAAACAATGGTCTTATACTAAAACTAAATCAGTATATGCTATCTCCTGATTATGTAGATAATCTAGCAGCTGGTGGAGTTAGTTATGGTACTAATACTAGTGAAAGGATCAATGACAAGTACGATAAAGGCTTTCTTGACCTATATCAAAGGTTCGCTAAGAATATAGGTGAATACTTAGAAGCTAGTAAAGCTAATGCTAGTGAAGCTATCAATAATGCTCATAAGTTCTTAAGACTAAACCCAAGTAAGAAATCTAGTGCTACTCTATCTAAGCTGATAGAGAATCTATCAGGTAAGGTTTCTAAAGAAGTCTCTCATACATTCGAGCTAGATGAAGGTAAAGTATCTTCTAAAGCTAGAAAAGCAGCTAAGCCTATATCTCAAGTCTTTAGCTATGGTGCTGGAGAAAAAGCTTCTATTCTTAACCTATCTAGATATTTCACTGAAGGATTACCTAAACTAGCTTACGCTTATGCTAAAAGAAACGATCCTGCTGGCAAGCAAGCATACGAGATACTAGCTAATATAGTAAATCTAGATAAGAGTAACTTAGATATTGAAAAAGTTAAGAAACCTATGGAGGAGTACCTTAATTCTGATCAAGGTATTCTAGCTAAAGAGATATGGCTAGATGACGTTACAGACTCGGATGGTACTACTAGCAAGAAGAAGTACACTGTAGGACAACTATTAGATGCACTATATTTCTCAGTACTCAATGAGCCTGCTATAGCAACTCTAGAAGCTACATATCCATTCGTACGTCAGATGAATGAGGCTATAAATCAAGGAGTTAATGCAAGGATTAATGATGTAGCTACTCAGATCGAAGCTGCTAAGACTATAAGAAAAGAAGAGTTAAATACAGATACTCTAACTATAGCTGAAGAAGAGGCTATAGAGAAAGAAGTACTTAAGAAACATCCTCTACCTTATACATCTTACTTGGCTGATGACTCTGTAGGTAATGCTAAGTCTTCTATCTTCGATAAAGTAGATAAGACTAACGATAACTATAAGAGACAAGTTACTATGCAAAGACTTAAGACTGAAATGGCTGATAGTAAGTTTAAGTGGATAGCTAAGACTATAAATGGTAAGTATTCTATGTTTACTGATGTAGGTGCTGCATCTAACGTACTGATAATACACAGTGTAGACGGAACTCATGTAGGTATAGTTATTGTAGTGATAGATAAATCTGGTATACATGTAATACCAGTACATGATGCTTTAGTCGTATCTGCTAAGAAAGCTCAAGAAGTTAATAAGATTTATAACGAGAATGCTTCTATAGATCTTGAAAATCGTAACTTAGTTAGAGAACTAGCTTCACAGATAAAAGATGTAGCAACTACCATTGATATGGAGAAGAATGACTTAACCTTCAATGACTTCGTTATATCTAGTGAAGTTAATAGAACTATACTAAAACATGCTTCAGTAGTCTATGACAACTTACAAAACGGTATCGAAGGTAGTGAATACAAGCTCACAGGTACTCTGAACGATCCTAAAGAGTTAAAGCGACTATTAATCACTCCTGCTATGACTAAAACTAAAGGAGTAGATATAATTGATAGCGTAATAGCCAAGCTTAAAAAAGATAGCCAGAGAGATTTAATAGAAGATTTAAAAGAATTAAAGCATGAATTGATTAAATCTCAAACTTCTTTGGATTTCGAAGAGAAAGATAGAACAGAATATGCTGAAAAGATATTCACTGATCTATATAGTGGTATGGCTACATCTAAAGAAGAAGCTAAACAATTCTTATCAGAGATTAATAAATTAAGAGAATTGGGTATACCTAGTAATATCCCTAACAATCCTAGATTTAAAGAAGAAGCTGAAGCATTCAATAAACTAGAAACTATCCTAGTTGGAGACTACATTAGATCTGGTAATATATCTATGCCTGTACTTCAAGAAGCAGTAAATAAGGTTAATTCTATTCTCACTGAAGAGTCTAAAAAACAATCAGGAGAAAGAAGTGCTAGTGGAGTAGCAGATAGATTTACAGCATTCAATGATTATATCAATGAAGTTAAGTTAGCAAGTCCTGTACTAAAACAAGTACTTCATTACTTAGAGCATTCAGAGGATGTCTCTTTAGATATCGTACAAGGTCAGATTAGAAGCATTCTAGATAGTCAAGTTATAGATAAATCTCTTCATTCTCCTAATAACCCTAGTGAGAATACAGATAGTACTCTTACTGAAGAGTTTACCTATGATGGTAATCCAGAGACACTCCTATCTAAACAAGCTGAAATGAGATCTATAGATAAGCTAGATGGCTTATACGATGAAAATCATAGTAAGCAATTACAAGATGTCTTTAAACAAGTGATCAATGCTTCTAAAGAGTCTCTGAAAGATTTAAAAGTCAGAATAGAAGAAGCTAAGGGCAAGTTGCACGAAGGTTCATTCGATCCTTATACCAGAATATCTAAGATAGTAAGAGCTTCTACTCCAACTAGGTCTGGTATGAGCTTAGAAGAAACCTATACTCACGAAGTACTCCACGCTAGTTTAGAATATGGTCTAAGAACAGCAGGGCTTAACTCTAGAGAAGGACAATATCTAAAAGAGATACATTCTCAAGCAATCAAGTATTTAGAAGTAGAAGACTTCTTACCTAAAGTATCTACTGGAGATGCTAATGAAGATATGAAGATAGCTAAGAAGATGTACAAGCACTTTACAACTAGCTCTAATAGTGAAGCTTACTTGAATAGCTTGAACGAGTTTATGGTTATGGGTATAACTGATAGAACTCTAGTAGAAAAACTAAAGAGTATACCTTACGAGCATAGGCGTAAAGAGTCTAAGGCTACTAACTTATTCGAAAGAATGGTTGAAGTAGTACAAGACTTTATCTCTTATGCCTTTAATAAGACATTCAAGGGAGCTAAATCAGGTAGTTTATACGATGCCTTATTAGCTTTAGATTTAAAACTAGCCAATGCTAATGCTAAGGTAGTCCAAGCAAGGGCTAAGCAGATGACTATGGTAAGAGCCTTGTACGATGCAGCATTCGAGAAAGCTAACGATAAGATCAAGGCTAGTTTTAATGCCTTTATAGACTGGGCTAAGAAGAACAATATGACAATCAAGATAAACGAGTATCCTAAGTCTTACCTAGATTCTTTAACTAATATGGTAAAACTACAAGTAGAAGCTGCTATTCACCCTGAAAAGCGAGAAGTATTACAAAGCTTTATGCATAAAATACAAGTAGCTAGATATGGTGGTTGGTTACATACTTTATGGCAAGACTTTACTAAAGCCGATAAACTAGGTAGAACAATAGAAGGTTATATCTATACTGCTAACAGAATTGATGCTGATGCCTTAGCCACTAAGACAGTAACCGAGAAAACCTTAGCTAACTTATTCTCTAAACCTTTAGACGACATAGAAGCTAAAAACTTAGGTATTGCCTTGTTAGATACTGATATGGGTTATCTTGTTAAGAAGTACTCATTAGATGAAGTATCTAAATATCTAAAGGATAAAGATAAGATAAGAGACAGACAAGCTAAGATCAAGCAAGAGATTATGGATATAGCTAAAGGAGATGAAGCTCTATCTAAAGTTAAACCTGAAGAGTATTACAACTTCATTGAAGCTCAAGCTAGTGGTCTAGCCACTTATATGGCAACTAATCAAGCTGATCAAGATGGACAACTTCTTAATGCAGAAAATATAGCTAAGATGCTTGGTTCGTCTAAGGCTATCGCTTCTTCTAATTCATTAATAGTAGATCTAATAGATGAATTAGTGTCTCTAAAAGCCATAGATAGATTGCCTAAAAAGTCTAAAGAGTTAGTTATAGATAAGATAGCTAATGAGAAATCTGCTATGCAAGGATTATTCTCATTCTTAGAAACTCAAAATGAGATAGCTCGTAAGAAGTTATTTAATGGGTCAGAGTTTAATATTATTAAAGGCTATCGATCAGAAGTATATAACGCAGATACTGATGTAATCATAGCAAGAGTAGACGAAGCCGATAGGTTAAAGACAGAAGGATATAAGCTAGTGGCTAATATTACTACTAAAGACGATGCAGATACATTCTCTGCTCCTAGAGCATTCTACGTAAATGAATGGGTAAGTAATGCACCTAAGTGGAATAAGGCTGCTGTTAAGCTCACTTCTTTACAATCTAGAGGACATACTCTAAACGATCTCTATGTACAAGATATAACTAGTGGTAATGGAGTAAGTAATGAACAATTCTTAGCTACTCTAAAAGCTGTAGAGCAGAAACATAGAGCTAATGCTGATGCAATGTTTAAGAGAACTAAACGAGTAGTGAATGAACAACCTTCATTAGTCCCTACACTAGATGCAACAGGACACTTCGATCAGTTTAGATATACTATGAATAAAGGTGTCAAGAGTGAGATAGTAGGTATGGATACTAATATCTTTAAATCTTTAGCTCAATACGCTTCTACAACTCAAGATAAGATTGCTACTATTAAGCATAATGAAGAGGTAGCTACAAGCTTATATAACTATTATATAGATCATGCTTCTGAAGTTAATCCATTCAAGATACCATTCGTAGAACTATCTAAACATTCTAAAGATGAGAGAATACAAGAGATATATAGACTATTACCTAAACCTTTCTTGGATAAGCTAGAAGAGAAGTTTGCTGATAGACCTATAATGATCAGAGCAGATATGCTTAATTGGGTATTCGGCTTTAGAGATATAGATATTAAGAAGACTAAAGCATTCTCTTCACTCTCTTCTGGACAATTAAAACGAATAGCTCTAATGGCAGATACCTTAGTCAAGAAAGCAACTAAGATAGCTAAGAGTAATGTAGTGGCTAAGAATACTAAGACAATCACTTCTAACATTATTAGTAACTTCAACCTTATACTAATGCAAGGCGGTAATCCTAAACAGATGTGGGACGATCATGTCGAGGGAGTGAACTTACTAGAAGAGTATAGAAAGAATGTCTATAGATTAAAAGAGCTTCAGACTTTAGAAAAGTCTGGTAAACGAGTGAATAAAGCAGAGATAGAGAATATCAAGCGAAGGCTTAATGACTCTCCTATTAAAGAGATGATTCAGAAAGGTCTATTTACTTCGATCGTAGAGGATATATCTATGGAGGATAGTAAAGATGCTATAGACGAGAAGATAGATGCTATCAAGGCTAAGTTACCTTATCCTGTAAGAACAGCACTAGAAACTATGTTTATAACTAAAGAGACTACAATGTATCAGACTCTAGCTAAGATACTAAGTGCATCTGACTTCGTAGCTAGGTATGCTCTTAAAAAAGAATTAGAGAGACAAGGTCTACCTAAGGATAAGATCTATAATAGAATTATAGATAGTTTTATTAACTACGATATACCTATGTCTCCAGCTAGAAAGGCTTTAGAAGAGAGAGGCTTCTTGATGTTCTCTAAGTTCTTTACTAGAATACAGAAGGTATTGACTAGTGATATACTAAAAGAGAAACCAGCTCAAGCTCTATTCGGTATACTATTGAACTCTAAGGCTGGCTTAGATTTAGAAACACCATTCGATTCTTCAGTAATAGAGAAGAACTATGATGTCCTATTCTCTAACCCTATTACCCAACTAGGTAATGCAATGACACCAGCTAGTTTTCAATACTTTAAATAATACTAGGGGATTTTCCCCTAGTGTGCCATAAAGTGTGCCAAGTTTTAGAAATACTACTAGTCTTAGGATAATTTCTAAGATCACTAGAATGTCTAAATATAGGATAGAAATGCACATTATAGAGATTATTTTTTGCTTTAAGAAATATTTTTGCAATATTGTTAAAAGCCCATATTTCAATTCGTTCTAGTCTTGATGTGCCTTAATCGTGTCAAGACTAGCTTTTATAGCCTCTTTATCTTCAGTTTTCACTCCAGTAAAATGACCATAAACTTGCTCTAACATTTTCATAGATGAATGTCCTAGTGCTTCTTTAATAATTAATGGATTAACCTTATCATTAAGTAATAAACTAGCATAGGTATGTCTAAGACTATGAAATCCTGCATAAGGTAAATCTAAAGTAGTACATAAGTTCTGTAATGCTCTACCTAGTCTCTGATAAGACATAGTAAATCCATCGAAGTTACTAAACTCTGCTAGGATCTCTTTAGGTATATAAACAACCCTAGGCTTATTCGTTTTAGTAGGGTGTAATCCACCAGTATTAATGGCTATTGTCTTAGATATAGAGATAAACTCACTAGATATATCTTTAGATGTCAGTGCAAGTATCTCTCCTATTCTAGCTCCAGAATAGAAAGCTAGTAATAATACAAGCCTAAGCTCACCCTTAGCACTATTAATTAATCTAGGTATATCTTCTTTAGAATATACAACCCTAGTTAAGCTTTGTTTAGTATTTACCTTTATATTATAGACTGGATTAAAGGTAATAATACCTTGCTTTATTGCATACCTAAAAGCTTTACTAAGTACCATTAGATAGTTCTTAATAGTATTAGAGCAATAGCCTTGCTTAGATAGCATAATTGAGAACTTTTCTACATCTATAACAGTGATCTCTTGAATACTCTTATTCTTAACCATCTTCTTTATACTAGATATAGTATAGATAATATTCTGTAGAGACGAATTACGTAGATAGTTTTCGTCTAGTTCTAGGGATAAGTCTAAAGCATCGAATAGCGTGAGTTCTTTAGGCTTATCTTGCATAAGTTTAGGTATCAGTTCTACTCTAGCATAGTTAAGGTTAGTCTTATTCCATTCTAATTTCAAACTCTGTCTGTATCGCTTACCTCCTTTAACATAATCAGCATAAATAATATTATTACGCTTGTAAAGTTTCATTGTTAAACCTTTCTTGTAGTAAGGCATCTCTATCCCAAACTAATATCCTATCTGAAATTCTCTTATAATGGACATTAGGTAGATAAATAGCCTTAAATACTCTAAGCCGTAGAGCATTAGGAGTGATACCTAATAGCTCCGCAGCTTGTGTATTGCCCTTAATTTTTCTAGGATATATTCTCTGTAATTCCCTTAGTTCTAGGGCATCTACAATTTTAGATAGAGATAAATCTAAAGCTCTTGTAAAGATGCCAAGAAGTTCAGATTCACTCATATTAGTCCTTACTATCTGCAAAGACATGAGCTTTAACTATAAAGATAGTTTTATCAGTATCTTTTCGGATTCTAGCATTCTGCTCGGCAGCTTCTTTCTCAGCATTCTCTTCTTTTAAGAATGCTTTATGAAAGTGTTGCCTATCTTCATTTACTATTCTGACTTCGTAAAATTTCATATTTACTCCTTTATTGAAAATCCAAGACTATATAAAGTCCGCATTGCTGTAACTGATTTACCATCTACGATATTTATCCCTACTACCTTCTGAAAAGACTTTCTAGTAGGTAAAGGCATAGACCAATCACCATCTGTCTTAAACTCCCAATACCATAGAACTTTACTACCAAAAGCATTTAAGTATGTACTGTGAGCTGTATCTAAATCTACTGCTGATCCATCAGACAGATAGTACATCCCTGCATCTTGATCAGCTTTTTTAACATTAGGTAGATAGTGGTTGTTATCTTCGATAGGTTTTCCTACATCAGATCTACGTACTAAGACATCTCCATCAATGAACTCTATCTCTTTCTTAATAGGTATCTTAAACCCTTCCCAGTAAGCTGTGATTAGAAATGTATCTATTGACTTTCTAGGGGCAAATAAGTTTCTAGCTTCCTCAATAGTTACTGGTTTACCAAGTGTCTGTAGTTGATTAATCGTAGTGTCTAGGATATAGTGTCTCCATAAGACATCCTCTACTCTGACATAATCTGCTTCTGCTTGTTCCATTGGTATATTCCCGAAGGTTGTTAGAAAGTACTCCCCTGGTTGAATATCTGTTACTGTTTCAAAAGAGAGTAAAGGATCTAAAGGATAACATTCTTTAAACCTAGCTACTAATATGTCTCCAATATTGAACTTAGCCATTAGGTAACTCCTTTACTGTAAACCCTTGTCCATACAGGATATGGGTATCTACTACTTTGTGAGAAGTACCATTGCACATCACATAATCAGTATTGCTAACTTCTGAGTAGGACTTTCTCATAGTATCTTGTGGAATAATCCAGCAACCATCATCTAACTGATATTCAAAATACCATAAAGTGGTATCATCGAATACGTTAATGTATTTAGTATCTACTTCTACTATTGGTTTAGATGTACCATTAGTAAATATGTACAAATTGTTAATTACATCAACTTTCTCTATAACTAATAAATCCCTAGATACTATAGGCTCACCAGCTAACTCTCTATGAAGCAATACATCAGCAGTAAAGAACTTATAATCTATCTTAGGTTCTGGTTCTTCAGGCAATCTAAATCCTTCCCAATAAGCTGTAATTAACTTCTTATTATTAGTCTTACTAGGAGCAAACAGATCATTAGCTTTCTTAATAGTCATAGGACCATTGTAAGGTACTAATCTACTAGTTGTGGAATCTATGATATAGTGTTGCCATAAGGCATCTGCAACTCTTATATACTCCTTCTCAGCTTGCTCTATATCTATAGCACCATAGTCTGATAAGAAGTATTGTCCATTCTGTATGTCTGTAACTTGCTCTAGGGCTGTTAGAAGATCAATACGTTGCCTTTCTTTTCCCTTAAATATTAACAGCTCTCCAATATTAAACTTAGGCATTGAGTAACTCCTTATCTTGGTATATGTTACCTATGATCTTAAATCCATCGAGATGCCATAGTGGGCAGAAAGCTTCTGTAGGATGTTCTATACCATAGGTCTTATATGTGTCTCCCCAGATTACTACTCCTCTAAAGCCTTGTAGGACTTTAACATTACGCTTTGGATCACACTCTATTATCTGTCCTGAATATACTTCGTTCTCATTAGTATCAAAGTAGTTGGTAAACTCCATTAACACAAATTGTCCTTGAGTAAGCCTATAGACTTCTTCGTTCAGTTCATCATCGTGTATTACAACACTCTGAACCTCTCCATTAGGTAATAGTTCTAGTATCTCTACATCAGCTATCTGATCGTAATCCTTGATGTATGCTTTATACTTCAGTGGTTTCATTAATTAACTCCTTGTTCTCGTAGATATTACCGATAACCTTTAGGTTATCAACCTCATTGAAATATTCGTTATAGTGGTTCTTAGCTTTAAGAACATAGCTAGCTGAAGCATTATCCCACTCAACTACACCTATATAATTCTGATTAGAAGCTGAGAAGCTAATCACATATCCTGTGTATATCTCATTACCTTCAATGTCATAATGTCCAGTGAACTCTAATAGTTCAATCTTATCCTTAGGGTAAAGATCAAGAACAAGATCAGTATCTCCATAGTATTCTGGTAAGGCATCTTTCATTGGTACAGCAACAGTTTTTATAAGCCCTTGTTCATTAAAAGTTATATTTGTTACTCTAAACACCTTGTTCCAGCTTGGGGAATAGAGTTTGTACTTAATATTTCTCATTAATCATCCTTTTTTAGTCCTTTTCTCAAAGCATCAAGAATATAGTAAGATAGATCGAAGTCTCCTTCGTCAATTCCTTTGAGTGTAGAAGCTTCCACTCTATTAAAGGCTATCTCTTTAATCTTATCCTTAATAGCTTCTTCGTTTTCTTTCAGCATATTTTGAACTAAGGTATTGATATATGTAGCTCTCTTATAGGTAGCTGGTCGATAGTAGCTATCGTGTGCATCAGGTTCAATGCTATAGCCAAATAGAGCATAACTAGATATGAACTCTCCGTCTTTAACTAGCTTCCTTAGTTGTCTTAGAGCTTCTTCTACTGCTTTAGGATTTTCTTGAAAAATAACTTTTAAGAATTCTCCTGATACTGATTTCATAACATATTCTTCTAGGTCTGGATCATAGACCCAAGCTCTATAACCTGATATCTCCATTAGTTCTCCTTAAATAGTGCATTAGCATTACTCTCTCTTAGTGGTAGCTCTTTAAACAGCTTGTCAGCATAAGGCTTTAGCTCTTCTTGGATAATTCTTAGTTTGAGTTTCTCTGCTTCTTCGTCAAACGTTCTGCTGTTCTCTGTAGATAAGAGTGTATTGAAGTCAATAGCTTTCAGTTTAAGCTCTCTCATAAAGTCGATACATCTACTAAGTAATGGGAACTCTCCTTCGACTATGCTGAGTATCTCACCATACATGTTCGGATACTTAACTAAGTTATTCATAATCTCATAAGGATAAGCTGTAGCTTCAGATATATGTTTAGTTATATCCTCTTCTATAGTTCGTGATCGTCTAAACTTTTCTAGATACCATCCTTTAAAGATGTATCTCTCAACAGTTTCTTTAATCTCTTTCTCGAACATTAGTTCTCCTTTAGTTTAAATCCAAGAGCGTATATAGGCTTCCATCTAAAAGTATCGTGTTTAGATGCATATTCTTTCTCTAACTCAGCTCTAGTTATTCTCTTAGGGTACATTGAGTACTCTTTAGAGATATAGTCGTATATCTCGAAGTACCATAAGACATCTCTTTCGTTGATGAAATCTTTATTTACCTCTTCGATAGCAGTAGGACTTGTATATTCAAACTTATAATTGGTTTCGTCAATGTCTGTGATTGTATATGTCATTGGACATAACCCTTCTTCAGAGTCTTTAAATACAAGAGTATCTCCTACTTTAAACTTAGTATCTCTATCGGATTTAACTCTATATGTACCATCTTCGAAATCCCAAACATCTTGATTTATCTTACACCACTTACCCTCAGATCGATAGTATGTTTCTACTGTCTTACCTTCTTCGTAAGCAGTAAGTATCTTAATCTTCTCTTCTAGATTCATTTTCTTCTCCTCGAGGGATTCTAAACCCCATTTCAAACATAGGGCTATATGTCTCATTAGCCCAACCTTTAATCTCACCTAGCTTCATCATAGTTGGCGCTAAGGTATATCTATCCTCTTTCTTATAGTGAATAACGTGCCACCAACAGACATCATTGATGTTTAGATAGTTAGCATCTATGGCTTCTATATTAGTCTGACCTTTGATCTCTTCCCATCGGTAATCTCCATTGCTAGCAAAATCTCTTATAGTTACTATAAGTGGATTAAGCTTACCTTCGTCTGCTATACGAACTAGCTTATCCCCTACCTTGAATCTAGCATCTGGATTACTCTTAGGCTTACTATTAGGTTTTACTCTATAGGTATATAGATCAAAGTCTAATTCAGTAGTCTTTAGGTCTTCCCAGTCATCTTCTTCACCATCAGTTTCAGAATACTGAATAGTTAATCCTTTCTCCATAGCTCGGATAATCTCGATTTTTTCTTGTAAGTTGTTCATTATTGTTCTCCATTTAGGTATCTACCTTTTAATATTTTTAGAATATCTTGCTTAGTAAATTTAGACTTCTTATGTAGTTCTATCTTGCTAAGCCAATATTCATCTAGCTTTCTTCCATAGTATTCGAAAGCTTCAGCTTTAGTCGCAAAAGGTTCGTAAGGCTCAAGTTCATCGAATACCCAGACACCATTCACCATTCGCTGACTTTCTTGTTGCCTAACTAATGCTTCGCCTTTAGTCATATAAGTATCCTTACTTAAGAAGGGGATTTACTCCCCTCTTATTGTTTTAAAGAAATCTCTGATAGCTTGTTTTCTAGCTTCTTCGTCTTCTGTTTTATAGACTACGATCTCGCAGAGTTCTTTAAACAATAAAAGATCTCTGTCTTGTTCTTCATCTTTAGCAGCAAGAGTTGCATAGCCAGCTATATCTACCCAGTGGTCTTTAAAGTTACCATTACCACAGACTATTCTTGCAATTTTATGTAAGATCATATCTAAGGCTTCTGCCTTAGCTGGGGTTAAGTCTGATTGTAAGTGAGCTTCGCAGACATCCTTAAGTATCTGAGAAATCTTACTGACTAATTTATAGTCACCATGAGTATCCTGTCTCTCGTTTAGAACTTCCTCGATCATTTCTTACCTTTCAATAGTTTTTTTAAAGTATAAGAACTTGTATAAGTCACTTTACTAATTACTCGTCTTTTACCTTTTAAATCGGTAATAGGCACTTTAAGTAACTTGAAGTGACCTATGGTGGGGAAATTAAGCTTTCCTTCTTTCTGTAAGATCTCTCTAGCTAACTCGAATGTCTTAGATAGAGTAATTCTCGTACCCTTCTTAGACATACCTGACCTAGAGGCTACTTCGTCGATAAAATCCTTATATAGCATTTATTCCTCCTTGTATTTAGTATGAGCATAATGAAGTAAACCTAAGGCATCACTTCTGCCATCTAGTAAGCCTCCCTTAGCTCCATAGATAGAAGCATTAGGGTAAAGCTTGATTAAGGTATTAGCTATAGTTTTCTTATCAGCTTTAGCTGGGATACCTATAGCTTTCTGCCAAACTTGCGGAGAGACCATAATGTAAGGGATTTCAAGTGCTTGAAGTACTCCTTCTATCTCTCCTAATCTCTGTCCGAAACTAAAAGTAGAACTAACACCTTGCTTAGGCATAGAATGAACTTTCTCCACAATACATAGATCTACTTTATTAGATTTCAAGGCATGAATATAGCCTTGTAAGTTTTGTGATTTAAAGTCTATAAATGTAAGGGGAGAAGTTTCTATAACTAAAGCACCGTTAGATCCAGGATCTATCGCTGCGTACATTACGATCTGAAAGGATTGTCAGCTGTCTGAACTTTTATATCTTTAGAAGCTTGTGCTGCATTAGCTGTAGATTTACTAGCTTTCCAAGCTTCAACATCAGCGATTGTAAGACCATCATCATAGCGATTGTTCTCAGCGTACTTTTTATCTTTTTCAAGTTGTACACCTACTGCTGTACCAGATACGATCTCACTAGCTGTAGCACCATCTTCTCTGTAAAAGCCCATAATCTCACGTTGTTCTCTGATCTCACCATTGTATTTAGAATATCTAAATCTAATATTGACTTTGACAGGTAAGTCATTGAACTGATCTAGAACATCGAATGACTCTTCTTTCTGATCACGTCCTACTTTATGTACCTCTTTTACAGGGTCATTAACATTTTGAATACCTGCAATAACGCATAGTTTATTGAAGATATTTCTCTGAAAGTTTTCGCTTCCATCATTGTTATCTAGTTTAAGTCCGTATAGTGTAGTTTCACTACCTTGATATAGTACATTGAAGTTTAGACTTCTAGCACCATGATCATTGACTTTAACGCTGACGAACTTAATAACTACGTCGTAAATACCACTCTTAGTGATAAACTCTTTTCCATTTTCTGCAATAGCTTTTTTATCTATGCTTGCTGTGAAGAAACTCATTTTAACTCCTTATAGTATATATTCTTCAATTTCATTTTTAGCATTTACTAGCTTGTTGAGATATTCATTGATATCAAACTCGTTTATTCCGACCTTATCTGGTAAGTCTTTTAATGTTGTCCTAGCTGGATACTTGAATGAAGTAAAATAGACAACTAACTTACCACTAGATTTCTCTATAAATAAACTATCATTTACTATAGATAACCAACTACCTGCTTTAGCGAATTGACCTTGAGCAGGTATAATATGTCTATCACTCTTCTCGTCTACCATTGTATGAGCTACAATGACTACTGATACTCCATTAGCTATCAGAACATTCTCGATATAGTTATTTAAATCTAGAGTATCAATATTGTTCTGTTCATGGATTTTAAAGCCTGTATATTTAACAGAGTTATATCTAGTCATTGCTGCATAGAGTTGAGTGACAGTATCGATAACTATGAATTTCGGAAACTCTTTAAACTTTTCCTTATATGCTTTTATCTTGTCATTGATAAAAGTTATTACACTCTCCATGCCTTCATAGTTTTTAAAATTAGCATGAGGTACATTAAAGCTATATTCTTTCTTATCGAAGTTTATAACCAACGCATTTTTTATTTTAGAAGTTAGGGTAGATTTACCACTAGCTTCATAACCACTTACAAGTATTTTAGTACTCAATCATTTCTCCTTTAATCTGTAATCTGAATAAAGTAGATAGACTAACTTAGGGTCTTCTACACCTTTGAGATAAGTCTCAGCAATCAATCTAAGATAGTCTTCAATGAATTGCATATCCTCATCAGTAATAATTTGAGTTACAGGGATTACTTGAGAAGGGTAGTCTTTTAAAGGCTTACCAGTCTTCTCACTTACTCTGCCAACTATGTTATTAGTTATCCATACAATGCGAATACGATTAATATCTACTCCCATCTTTCTATAGATATAGGCATAAGTAAGTAATTGCCACTTATAGTTATTAGGCATATAAGTCTCATCTATACTTGTCTTAGATGTAGTTTTAAAATCTATAAGAGTATCACCGATGACTGCATCAGCTGTTCCTGCCGCATAGACATTATCTACAATCTTGCAAGCTATAGCTTCTTCACTTCTATCTGGTATTCCAAATACTCTTAGGTAATCTATAAGTGCTTGACCCATAGGTATAAACTGATCTTTTATATATTCTTTATCTATTTCTGGATTAGATTGAGAATCTATATAAGCATACAATTCATCTTTATCTACTGCTTTAGTTTTAATATAGCTCTCTGCTATTCTATGAACGCATGAGCCTAGTACAGTAGAAGTACTACCTTCGAATATCTTATTACCAAGAACATTCTCTTGATACCACTCCCACTTTTTTTCAGTGAACTTAGCTACACTAGATGGGCTTATTCTGAAACTTCCTTCAGGCAAGAGATCTAAGTAGTTTTCTTGATAGTTCATAGGTTTTAATGGGGTCATTGTATTTCTCCTGTCTCTCTTGTTTCTATGAGCATTTCTTGTTTCTCTTCATCAGAAGCTCTCTCAAAATATTCAAGAGCCATACCTATGGCTTGCTCTCTAGAGATTTCGATCTCAGTTTCTATCTCACATAGATACTCATTTACCTGAATTATCTTTACTCTGTTCGTGAACATACAACTCCTTTCTTAACTGCAAGACCTAAGTCATAGACTTTATTTTTTACTGCAGTAGCTGTAAGGCTATTAGGTAAAGTTCTTAAAAGATACGAGAACTGCCTTTTAGACATTGCTGTCTTAGGATCAGCACAATACATTATCTGTTTTACCTCTGAATCTGTCCATCTATGCTTTTTAGCTTTAGGCTGATTAAAAGGGTTATTAATATCTTTAACTTCGCTAACAGGTTTTAGTATCTCACTCTTTATGTCTTGAACAAGATTAGAAGATGTCTTAGTACTATTATCTTGAGACATTAGAATAGATACAATCCTTCTTACGCTAGACATGAGCCTAATTAGCTCATCAACTATTTCTGATTGCAAGTTTTCTCCTTTAAGTTTTTATAGTTTCTTGTTTCGCCTACGAATAAGTGAGCTTTATACTTCATGCGAGATATTGCTACGTATGTTAGTTTTAGAAACTCCTCTACACTAATAGGTTTATTGTAGTTGTTATATCTAGTAGGTTTTCGATATAACTGCTTGTATATATCTGTAGCGTCTATGAATACTTCATCTAAAGTCATGCCTTGAGCTTTATGAATAGTGCTAGCATAGGTATGCTTAGGATGCATATAAGTATCTGATATACTCCAGTAAGATTCAGGATCAGTTCTAAGAACTTCATCTAGGATACACTTCTCTTGCTTCTTACTCTTACAGATACGAAATCTAACAGATTCTCCATCATTACTAATAGCATGAATATCCCAGATACCTTCATTAGATCTCTGAACGTCATAGATTTCAACTATATCACCATTCTTAGAGTAACCTATAGGTTTATCTAAAACCAGTAGATCACCTACAGAATATAGTTCTTTATCAGCTAAAGCCTTGTTATAACTATCTATAACACTATTGCTATAACCTAATATTCTTTTAGAACTATTACACTCTAAGTAAGCTTTACAGAAATCTTTATGGTTATCGTACAAGATAATGCTATCTGGTAAGTCTTTTCTAAAGTCTGGTAATTGTTTAGATTTAATACTATATCTAAGAGACTCTAGATACTGATGTAGTTTCTGATCACTGATAGATTGTCGCATCTGCTGAGTTAAGATAACTTCCATATCAGGCTTAATGTCTGCTTTAAGACCTATAGCAGATAACTGACATTCATCTCCTACAAGCAAGATATGCTTATAGCTTCCATTTAAAGCCTTCTGATAGACTTTATCAGGTAGCATAGACATTTCATCGATTATTAAGAGATCAGCCTCTATAGGCTCTCTAATATCACTTAGATATTGTTCTATACCATTACGAGTCATATTAAAGCCTAAAGCACTGTGAGTTGTATATGCTTTAACGCCTATAGAAGTTTGAAGATTGTTTTTAGCTTTATGAGTAGTGGCTGTTACTAGAACAGATCCTTTATAGTCTTTAACTATCTGAGATAGTACAAAACTTTTACCAGTGCCTGCAGCACCTCGAAGGACAACTATTCTATTAGGTCTAGGATTATCTGAAGTGAAGTAGTCATAGATTTTTACTTGTTCTGGAGTAAGTCTGATACTCTTGTCCATAGGCTTAAACCATTCTCTCTATCTACATACCACTCACCATTTTTAAAGAGATAAAAGTAATCAATCATATCGTCACCTTTCTCATAATTAGCTAATTGAGTATGTTTAGGAGCTACATCATTCCAAGATTCTCCTCTGTCTCTATAATAAGCTACAGTAACATCTTCTTCAGGTTCATTGAAACTATGTTTACCTTTAGGGATTATGTTTTCTCTTAGACTTGATATATCACCCAAGTTAAGTAGCTTATTTACTTTCTCAGGATCTTTATAGTAAGTGTCCAGCATATAACCTACATATTCTGGATAACCATCCCAGTGACAATAGATAAACTTAACATCATTAGTCTTATCGTCTAATTTACCTATATAACTTCTTGTACTCATTTCCAGTTCCTTATCTGATTTATAATCGTATTTTCGAATCTTTTAGACTCCATAGGTACTTCCCAGTATTCATTAATCTCATTCATAAGCGAGATAATCTCTTCTGTACTCATACCTAAATCTCTAGCATGTTTAGCAGCTCGTATAAGGCTCACACTACCTTCACCATCTTTAGCATTAAATGCATAATTGAATGTATCTAATGGAGAAGAGAGTAGGGCTTGCTTTTGAGCTTCGTTTAGGGTGCTCACAATTTGTGGAGCTTTAGCTTCATCATTAGCTTGAAGTAGATGTTCTCTCACTTCTATGCAAGATTTATTAGTGACTGAAAGAATATTCCTACCACTATAGCTATAGAATATTTGAGATTTAGGGAGTATATCTGCATCTAAGCTTAGATATTCGCAGATGCTTTTAATGAAGGCTTTATAAGTCTTCTCATCTAAATCCACGAAGCTGTCTAGTTCTAAAAGTACTCTAAACTTATAAGCATTAGTAGGATCACTAGTTCTTACAATATGATGATTGAAGTTAGCCAGTATCTCATGAGTCTGTTCATCAGTAAATAAACTCTTATCGATATCTAAGCATATCCATTTAGCTCCACTATCTACACTAGCTTTAGATCTCACTCCATTCTTAAATCTAAATGGAGAATAGGCATAGTCTTTAGTGAGCATATCACCAAGAGCTTTGAAATCTGTTTCTGCATAAGTAAAACCACTAGAACACTTCTTAGCTCTCTCTTCTTTAGAGCCACTGCAAGCTAGATAACTAACACCTAGAGCATTAGTTTTTATAATCTTGGTATATTCAATACCATTTTCTAAAGCTCTATAGATACCACTTTCATCATAGCTTCCTGCAAGAGTAGCTAACTCTTTTAGTTTATTAGCTATGCCAGAACTACCTTGTATATACCCTAGCTTTTTAAGTAAGTGAATATTAACGAAGCACTTATTGTCTTCGAGTAGTTGCTGCACTAATCCTACGAATAATTCGTAGGGTTCTTTTACTAGCTCTATCTCGAAGTTTCTCATATCTTCATCTAATAACTCACAAAACTTACAAGCATCTACATAGTCTTCAGCTTCAATAGTATCTTTACCTCTAAATAGAGCTATTGCTCCACTTAGCTTTAGAGCCTTCCATTGTAAGTGAGATCTAACTATCTTAGATATAGGATACTGTTTCTTTATAGTCTCTGCGGTAGCTTCGTTAAACTCTTTATATAAAGTAAAGAGTGATCTAACTTCATTTGAGACATTTAACGGAGTACCGAGCTTACTTATCTCTCTCTGAGCGATACCTAAGAAGATGCTTTCATACTCTGTTATAATCTTCTTAGCTTCGTCTTCAAGAGTAATCTTTTCTGCAAGTAGATCTTTTATAGATAGATACTCTTTAGCTGGTGGTAGGATAGGTGAATAGTTAAAGAAGCTTCTTCTAGCTAACTTAGAGCTAAACTCCATTTTAAACTTCTTCTTCACTTCAGTATCGAATAAGATATTATCTGGGCTACCTACGAATAAAGCAGATACTGCTAGATTCTTAATAGCTTTAGATTGTTTATCTTTATCTTTAATAACCTTTACTTCTTTCTTGCCTTCATCGTACATCTCAGATATAAGCTGAAAGTTAGAAGTAATTACAGGTGATACAAGAAGCTCACTACCGATCTCTGAGCTAGTTAGAAATCCAGCTCCTATGCCATCTTCTTCAATACCATTTAGATATGCTATATATCCTTCATTAGTTGAAGGTGATGCGAATAGTGGAGTAGGTGCTTCATAGAACTTAGAATAAGTTTCTGGAGATGAAGGTTTAGCTTGATTTCTATCTTTAGCCTTAGCTATAGCTCTCGCTACTGCTTTCTCTTCTCTGATTGCATTAATATGGTCATAACCTAGTTTATAGTTCTTTCTCATAATATTGATTGAACTGTCTTTACCTACGCCACTACCAGTTATACAGAAGGTAATAGCATTAATAGGTATCAAGCTAGTATTCCAGTGTAAGATATGTCTTCTAAACTGAGACATGAATAGAATAAACTCACTTACTGCAATAGTAAGCTTCATTCTTTCTGGTACTTTAGAGTTAGGTATAGAGTGAGATAAATCTAGTAAGAACTTAGGTAGTTTATTATCGAATAGCTGATATTTTTCCAGCTCTTGTCTTAACATTTCTACCATAGTTCAGCCTTAAACTTGCAAGAGCTTTCAATATCTCCATAGTAATATCGTGCCATTAAGCACCTCCTTTTTTAAAAAGTCGAAGAAGCCTTCGTAGAAGGCGAAGGGTGATAGTGAGTAATCAGAGAACATAATTCTTTTATCTCGTCATAGTCCATAGCGTATACGAAATCTTGTCTTTCTCTAGGAGTAAGAGTCTTATAGAGATCTAGTAGACTTATGCCATCTATATCTATCTCTATATCACTAATACTAAGCTGTTCCCACTTACCATTTAACTCATTTTTCTTAAATACTCTTAGCATTTTTTAACTCCTTTTCTAGCTTCTTACGAACTTTCTTAGTAGCTTTTCTTTGAGCATAATATTTAATTAGATAGTTCTTAATAGCTTCCTCTTCTAATCCACCTAGAATTGTCATAGCTTCTTTTACTACTTTGCCTTGATTCATTGTGATAATATCTACTAGACCAGTAGCATCAATAAGTAGATCAGAAGCACATAAAGGTACTTTATGAAGACTATTGCTTAGTGACTTTTCCACGTAGTAAATCATTTCTTTAACCTCTCATTGATCTCTTGTTGTTGTTTTAGAATCTGTTGGAGCATCATGATCTGAATATTTTGTCCATCGTTAAGGTCTTGTAATAGTCTGATAACTCTATCTAATTGATTTCTGACTACCATAGACTCTTCTGCAAAACATAGTGCTGATGCTAGTAACATTGCTATTATTATTTTCATATTTCACTCTCCATTACATCAATAGCTAAATAGTTAGCTAGAGCTTGTACAGCTTTCCATTTATAATCGTCTAGGTCTGCACCTAGATAATCACCTAAAAATGCTAGTGTAGAGCTACAACCGATTAACTCAGCTTCTTGCTTCAACCACTCTAGCATATCGTCTTCATTCTCATCAAAGAACCTAGACATATCCATACAACCTATTAGACCACTGAAGCCTGCATTAGCTCCGCAGTGATAGATGTCGTATAGTCTCTGTAACAGATCTTCTCTCTCGGATACTCTATGTAAATCCATCTGTTTAGCTAGAGGCTTAAATAGAGGATGTTTATCAATAGCATCCTTGATTATCTTAGATACTTGAGATTTCTTAAGCTCTATACTATCTTTGTAGTATTCGTAAATGCATCTCATTGTTGCTCCTCATATTCTTTCAGAACTTGTCTAGCCCTAACTCTACCTGAGTCAGAGATACCTTTATAAGCTGTAAGAGCTTTCATATAGTCTCCGTTATACTTAGTTAGGTAATAGCTAAGAATAAAGGCTGTAGCATATATCTGCTCTTCATAAGTCTTATTAGGTATTTTCCAATACTTGGCATTAATACCACCTAGACCAGACACTGTAGGATTACTATGTTTAGTTTTAGTACTATACTCACTCTCTGAATTAATTAGAGCTGTTAATAATCCAGCATCTATGTCATACTCTCTAGCTGCTCTATACGTTAGCTCAGCAAGATCAATATCCTTATTACGCATCTTGGCATATATGGTATTAATCTCATTCATTCTAGACGTTTCTAGAGCAATACTATGCTCAACTAAGCCAAGACTATCAGCTAAAGCTTTTTCGCTCTCTACAAGTCTGGCATCTTTATTCTCTTCAATTTCAACTCTCTGACTATAATCCATTCGCAGTACAACTAAGCACAGTACGAGTGCTATTATAAGCATAGTCATAGGCAAGCCTGTGCCTTCTATGAATCGTTTTAACATTAAGATCCTTTTTAGTGTGTTTCGTATTGATTAGCTCCGAAGTTAGGTTCACCATGTACTTGGTATTTAAGACCTAATTCATCGCTAGCAGTTTTAAAACTATTAGTTAGAATATCTCTGACAGAGTCTTTAATCTCTGGTAAGATCTCTAGATTAATAGCGTCATGGATATTAGAGACGTAAGCGAACTCTTTACCGTGAGTATATAAAGCTCTTAGTTGTCGATCTACTTCAACTAAGTAATACTTCATAAAAATAGCTCCAGCAGACTGGAGTAATAGATTAAAGGCTTTATGTTCAGCTCTAACGTTGAGTAATCTTCCATCTAAGCCTACGATCTTACTATCTCTAATAGATTTAGTAGTCTCTTCAACTAGCTTACGATAGCCTTTAGTATTATCTCTAAACATCTGAGAAGTTCTAGCCCCATAGATTGTCTGATAGATTAAATCTTCATTATAAGGAGCTAATGTACCTTTAGCTATAGGATAGAACTTCTTACCATCTAGTAAAACTATTCTCTTCTCTATCTTTTCAAGAGCTGTAGCGTACTCTTGCTGGGTATATTCGAATGGTTCTTTATTCCATACTTGAATACCTATCTTAGTCTCTCCAGCACCATAACAAACGCTGTAAATAAAGGTTTTAGCTAGGTCTCTAGTAGGTAATCCAACTCTATGCTGATTTACGGTATGAATGTCAGTACCTTTAGATTTATCGCCAGTATCTACCGTATGAGCAAACTCATAATTATCGTATGGACCTAAGTAATGTCCAAGCATTACGAGTTCTACATTTGTGTTCTAGTAGCTTCGCAAGGGCTACTACGTTCTCTTATGAACTGCTTATAGTTTCCTATAAGATCAGACTATATCACGTATATTTCTATACCAGACCGCTTCCACTATCATTGGCTTATAGTGTACTCCCATAAGGGATAGTCGTTACGCTTTCTTAACTTAATTTAATTTTTGTACTTCCAGAGAAATCCTCCACATAAAGGTCTTTCTCCGTTGCAGACTTTCTGAATGTTCTGTCTATTAGTATTAGGGACTTCTTTACTAGCTAACATAGCACTGATATGTTCTTTAATAAAAGTACCATTAACATCAAACTGCAATACTGCTTTGCAGCATTTACCTTGAGTACCTTTACCTAGATGCCTATCAGAATGTCCTTTAGCTTCATTTTCTCTAAAAGTAACTAATTGAATATTGCTTAAAGAGTATGTTTTAAAATCATCTAATCTATCGACAGAAGGCTTACTTCGAGAGTTATAACCAGAAGTAACCCAAGCAGAATATAATTCTTTAAACTTCTCTTGACTAAGAAGCCAAGTAGCTAATTCTTGTTTAGAATATTCTGGCATTGGATGTCCTCTCTTTTTACAACTCAATTTTTGAGCATCAAAAATAGTCTGAATAACTCCCTCTATTGAGTGATAATAAGCTTTTTTCTTATCAGCTTTACAAGATTTACAAAAATAATCTCTACCACGAGACTCAGCTCTGTTAATACAGAACTCTGTAATATCTTTTTCTTGCTTACATATAGGACAAGTATATTACACTTATTCTCCTTTCTAATATTGTTAAATTAAGTTAAGCTTAGTTCGGTATTGTCCTCGTCTTATACGTTAGGAGTTTCACCGAGTTCAATCTGTTTTAAATGCACTAAACTCAATGCATCAGCATCGACATCTACTAATAGCTTACCTTCTGGTACACATAGAAGCTTTCTAAACTCTGGGTCTTTAGGGACTTGAGTAATGTTGGGTAGACTATGGGTCATACGCCCCGTATTGGCTCCGAGAGTATCTACTTTACCATGCAATCTATGAGTATCTGGATTGTAAAGATTAATAAGGCTATTATCTCCTAGAAGTAATTGCCCTATATCTTTAGAGAGTTTAAGATATTCTTTTAGCTGTTCTAGAGCTTCATTAAGACTACTCATAGTACTCCTTTAGAAGTTGCTCATTAAATGAGATAGCTTTAAGAACATCATTAACTCTCTTCTCATCTCTATTTTCTAAAGGTATAGAGACTAACTCTTTTAGCAATTCTTTAGCTGAATGTATCTTAGATTTATAATGGTTTTTAGCATCTGGAAAAGCTTGAATAGGTCTACCATATAAGTACTCACTCTTTTTCATTAAGCCTCCTTTCATATTTAGGTGGGATATAAATGGTATTACAAGGTATAGAAGCTTGAGTAACTTGCTGCTTTACGAAGTAATTAGTACCCATTACAGTGTCGTAAAAAGCTTTATACACTTGTTTAAAATCATGCATCGAAATTGTCTTCGTTGTCTTCATAGGTTTCTCCTAGTATCGATTCATCTATTTTTATATTGCCCTTTTCGGTATAGTTCACTGGTTGCCAGTTAAAAGTAGAGATCAGTCTTTTAGCTATCTGCTGACGAGAGTTAGGGTTAAAGTTTACTAACTTAATTTTCTGGTATTCCCCACTGAAAACTTGTTGTACTATCCTATAGGGATAATCTAGCCACTTCATAGATTTAGGTGGGTATTTATACTTACCATTTCTACCTATCTCTAGTGGTCTATAGAACTCAGTAATCGTAGTATGCTTAGGATATGCTCTATATCTAAGTTTAACTGTTCTAGGTTTAGCTGGGATAATAGGATCACCATCAGGCTCGAATTGTTTTGGGAATATCTTGAGTAGAGCATGCTCTAGATTCATCTGTCTAAACTTAAGTTTAGTAGCAAGTTCTCTAGCTTTATCTATATCGAAATAGAAGCCATATTCTTGTTGGTCGAAGATAATAGAAGCTACTTTATATTCTAGCTCTCTTACCTTCTTAGATGGATATGTAGTTCTTGTAATAAGATGTCTATATAAGGCATAAGTTACCTCTACATCTTGCTTACAATAAGTTACCATATCTTCATTGAGTTCAGTAAAATCATCATAGTCAAGTTTGTAGTTACCTAATCTATAGCCGAATGCTTTTAGAGAATAAGAACCTTTAAGAGCTTTAGGTAGCTCAGGTATCTTATAATCTATTCCTAGTAGTATGTCTTTAGGATATGTTAGCTTGGCATCAATCAGGGTATCTACTATAGGTGCAGTAATCTTTCCTAGAAACTTCTCAATAATAGGTATATCAAACTTAGTTATATTATGACCGATAACTAGATCAGCTTTATTTAGAATATCTAAGACAACGCTTAGATCTCCGTCTGAATTAGCTATAGGTTTATATGTATAGCACTTAGTTGGATTGTCGTCTATCTTGATAGCAATACAAAGAATCTTCTCAATATCTAGAACTAGCTTAGGGATTGAAGTAGTCTCAATATCGAAGGTAACAATCATTTAGATGTCGTTACTATTTCGTCTAGTTCTTTAAAAGTATATTCTTTAGTATCTATATTTTCTAGGGGATTACTTTTCTTAGTAGGACTATGTTTAAAAGTTTTAAATCTAACTTTATTAGATTTATCAAGGACTTGACCACATACAGGACAAGTATTATAGTAAGTTGGTATTAAAGACTCACAATGCTTACAACTAATCATTCTTGTTCTCCTCTAGTAAGTCTTTGTACAAGAATAAATGTTCTACAGGGAGTGATGTAAGCATCTCGTTAGCTAAGGCTCTAATACTCTTATGAGCTGATTTAGACAATCTTAGTTGTAAAAAGTTTCTTAGAGATCTAACGTTTATAGTCATAACAAGATCAGTTAGATAACTCTCAGGTAAGAGATACTTAGCATCGTCTAAAGATACTCCATCAGCTATCTCTTCTCTTAGTAGTTCTAACTGATTGACTTGATACTTACTAGATACTTCGTCATTGAACTCAATATACTTCTCAGCTCTATCGAAGTCATAAGAGTAAGTGTAGTCATCTAGATTAGCTTCTAAGAAAGACTTTTCACTCTTAAGCTCTTTTAAAGTGTATCTGCTACTACGGACGCTATAACTAGCTATACGATGCCTAGCTAGTTCTTGTAAGCATAGTCTAGGGATACCTAGTATATTGAATACATATACAATATGCTCAAAGATACTTTCGTGCTTATTTTTGAATAATAACCTAGATAGAAGAGTTTTATCCTCTTCAGTAATTTCATTAGTAGGATAGTCGTATAAGCCTCCTTTATGAAAGCTATTCCAGCATGTTCTAGCTGCAATTACTGCACTAGATAAGTGAGTATGCTCTAATAATCTTACATTCATAACTTACTCCATTCATATCCAGTGCTTTTAGCTAGATAGAAGAACTCATGATTATGGTAAGCATATCCGTAAGGGTACTTTCTATCTAATGGATCTTGTTTAGCGAAGAGAGTATTAATATAACTCTCTTGCCATTCTTGTGTAATACCTAGTAGTAAAGGCTTATAATCCTTTACTAGTTTTAGTAATATATTCATTTTAGTTTCCTTTATTGTTGTATATACTTTATAAAAGCAATAAACAAGACGACAACTAAAGGGAGTAATATGAGATCGAATAAATCACTCATTATAATCTCCCTTCATATCCCAAAATAGTTCGTCTTGAAAGTTGTTGTCATAAGTAAAAGTATTGTCTAGTAGTTCTTCTATAACTCTAGGTTCTAAAAGCATTCTTAAAGTGCTTTTAGTTTCTTTAAAGTTAATAGTCTCTGAAGTAGTATGCTCGTTATAGTATCCTACACTTAGATTTATGCAGGCAATATCCCAGTACTTAGCTAGATTACTTGCATCTGTAAAAGTACCATAGACAGTTTTATAGCCTTCTTGTTCGAATACATTAATCAAGTTTGTACTATCGTAACCGTACAGAGCTACTTGATCTTTACCTCTTCGATCTAGCCCTATGAATGCTGTTATGTTCTCATAAGGCATTACGCTAGATATACCAATCTTATCGCTTCCTACTCCTCCGATCTCTTCATCTAAGAAGAATCCGAATGCATAAGGTACATTACTATTCATTAGTTTTAATGCAGTATATACCCCACATCTGTCATCTCCTCCAAGACAAGAGCATGAAGAGTATGGATTAAGTGATAAAGTATCTCCATCTATGAGTATATCTACTATAGATGGAGCAGGTCTATCATTAAAGTCATTTATAGTATCTAAATGAGTACATAGTAATGGATACCTCTCTTCATCTAGAGGGATGAATAATATGCCTCCATTAGGTACTATAGATTTAATATAGTTAGGATTGTCAATACTCTTTACATGTTCGTATAGAGTAGCTTGATCCATTATAAGTAAGTTTATTAATTCGTCCATGTCCATTCTCCATTCATTCTCATTACGATGCTTGCAAACTCATTAGCATCACCTCTACCTTCTCTCAAGCAATTCTCAAAATGTTCTCTAACTACGTTTACAAAGTAATCATCATAGATATAGTAGTTAGGTCCTAAGCTTTTAATTTCTATAGCCAGTTCTTTAGGTACATAGTTAGAAATATTTTCGCTTAGCATATCTTCTACAGCATTACTTTTAGCTACCATATATCTAGTGTCATCTGAGTCTTGAAACTCTACAAAGTCAGGGTTTTCTATATTGATAGGTTCATCTCTATCATCCCAGTTATAGTACCAGCCATTGCCATAATCATCTTCGTGAAAGTAGTCTCTCTCTGTCTGACTCCATATAGCACAATCAGATGAGATATGACTATCTAAATTCTCCGACCATACAGCATCATCTTCTTCGATATCTCTGTTCTCATACTCAGAATATATTGTGCCGTCATTTTCGTCCATATCCCTTGTATAGCCATCGGTAGATAACAGTACTTTATACTTTTCAGGATTTACCTTCATAGCTAACTCTTTTAGATCACTACTATTGTGTCCATAGGCATTCCAATTATAGTAGTAAAGTCTATTCTCATTTATAGCTAGTAAGCTAAATCTGTCCATCCAAGGGTAGTTACCATTCTCTATCCCTATAAAAGGATTATTAATATACATATCCCAAGTATCTATAAACTCTAATCTGTCTAGTTCTAGGATACCTTGAGCTTCAAGCATATCTCTGAAGATATTGCCATACTTACCCTCTAGCTGATAGACTTTGTCGTATAGTTGAGTATCTATAGGCTCATCATTACTATTGTTAAAGACTACCCCACTATCCCAGACAATACATCTAGCTAAGATGTTAGTTGTCTTGTTAGATGTCAAGTAGTACATCTTACCCATAGTATCTAAGGGTTTAAACCATAAGCCTTGACCTTTCATACAACTAGTAGGTAATTCTCTTAGATTGTAACCTTCAGAGATAGTTATGGTGTTAAGCTTATACTCTGTTGGAGAAGCATCTAGATATAATCTAAATTGTCTTCTAAGAACTTCACAAGCATAGTGATCTAGAATATCCCAGCTACCAGTTATCTCTATGAGACTCTCGATAAATGGATCTATATTAGATTTCTTAACCTGAGAATAACTAAGCTTACCATCTTTAAAAGATATGCCTACTACTGTTTCTGGACATATAGCATATATCTGATGTTTAAACTTATCAGGAGCTAATGTCCTTAGTAGATGTGTAGTGATATGTCTAAATTTAGCATCATATACTATAAGTCTTCTATCGGCATAGGTTAAATGGTCAGTTCTATGGTATTGATAGAACTCATTAGGACTATCGTTAAAATTGACTTTAATGTACTCTTCAATAGCTTGTTTAACTTTCTGTCTATTGTCCATCGTTAAGTTCCTCTGATATCTCTGCTAATTCTTCAGGAGTTAATAAGAAGTTACCATTAGCATTAGTAAAAGCTTTTACTATGTTTTTTAGCTGGATATCTTTATAGATGTAAAGATCCCTAGATGGTAGATAGATAGCTCTATCTCTAGGTATGTATAATTCTGTTATGTAATCTATAACACTATCTTCTCTTGGTATTAGGTATTGCTCATTTGTATGTCTATCTGTCCAGTAGTAGAAATTTGAGTGATTTACGCCTACTACATAATCTGGCTTATTCTCAGGATTAGGATAGATAGGTAGCCATATATCACCTTTACCATCTAGTGGATAACGGTCGTTGTCATAAGATGACATAAACGATCTACTATCTGTGAGAATATCTCCTAGATAGTCTGAATATACTTGTCTATTGATAGGGATATACTCATTCTCGTAAGATGAGTAGTTCTCATCATCTTCATCTGAGTTATCATATTCGCCATACTCTACTGATCCATCTTGAGTTAGTAAAGCTCCTAGAACTTTAACTTCTATACTCTCGAAGATAATATCTCGTATATCGCTTCTGGCATAACCCAAGTCCTGCCAGTCGTAGCAGTATAGATAGTCATTCTCTGCTAATAGGTTAAAGGTATCCATCCACGGATAGTATCCATTAGTAAATGGGTTCTTGATCCTTAGATTGAAAGTAACACCATTCCAGTGGTTATATAGTGGATCTATGCCTTTAGCTTCTAAGTGTTGGATCATAAGCTCTTCAGCTTCGCCATCTACATAGTACAGTCTATCGTATAGGTCTTTATCTATCTTAGTACCATCAGCTTTCTCTACTATACCTTTATTCCAGACGATACATCTGGCTACCATCTGATTAGTAGAGTCTTTAACTAAGACAGCCATCTCTGCTAGATTGTCTAATGGGATAAATCTATCTCCATAGCCCTTCATACAACTAGATGGTAATCCATCTAAGTTATATCCCTCTGATACCTTGTACCAGTCTAAGTGATAGGTAGAATTATCTGGTATAAATAACTCTTGTAAGAATAGACCAGAGTTATCTCCTTCTGATGCTATCTTCCACATTAGTTCCCCATAAGACTTCTTGATCTGTTTAGTAACATATCCATAATCATTATGAAGAACTCCGAAGAGAGTACTCTTATAACTAATATATGCAGGATACTTAAACTCTTTTTCGTACTTCTTAGGTATCTTTAATGTACCTGTTAGATATAAGGTGTCCTTTAGAACATATATCGTAGTAGTATTAGAAGATACTTTTTCTAATTGAGTTGCATCTAACTCAGAAACAACTTCTCTAACGTGTGTTAGATATTCTTGATTAATTGCCATTGTTAGCCTCTTATAGCATCCATTATTGTGTGAGCTAATAAGTAACTACCTTCGTCAGAGTCTTTAAACTCTGCACTATCATAAGAGAGATAGCTAATCTCTAGAATAGTTTCTCTGTTGTCTTGATACCATTCAGATATTTTTGTAGGTAGTTTCTTAAAGGATTTCTCACACTTTTCGAATGAGAGATATAGTAAAGTCATAGCTAGTTGAGTATTAGAAATACAATAATCTCTATTGTCTCTTTTTAATTTACTATCTATAACTTTAGAGTATTTCTCGACTTCAGGTCCATGCTTTACATAGTCAGATAAGAGATCGTAGAGATCAGATCTAATCTTATCTACCATAGATGTAGTTTCTTGGTCGATGTAAAGCTCTTTTATATTGTCATCTATCATTAAGCCATAGCAGGTAGATAGTACTGCTACTATTCGCTTTTCACCACTAGAGAGTACACTTGCCATAGTTAGCCTTGTACCATTTAGATTTCGCTTCAGGACTAGTATCTTTTATCCACTTTTTAAGTGAAGCACTATAATGTCCTGTACGAGAACTAATCTCTTTTATAGTCTCATTCATAGCTACGAATAAATCATAATTACCCTGCATAGCTAGAATCTTGCATACTTGATAGATGTTACAGAGATACTTTGTATCCCAGTCTCTGGCATACTTAGCTATCTCGTGAAGTAGATTACGATAGAGGGTTTCTCTTGAAGTATTACGAGTAATTGTCATACTAGTTGCACTATAAGAGTACTCATCTAAGGCATTTATGCTAAATACTACAATATCGCATAATGCGTCGATGTATTCTTCAGAGTTACCTTGCTTAACTGCTTCGGCTAACTCACCTAGTTCTTCCATGATGTTTCTTAGGTAGCCTTCACGTTGGTTATCTAGTGAGAGACATCTCTCAGCCTTCCATTCATTTAATGATTGAAATAGCATTCTTATTTCAGTTACTGCTGACATGTTAATCCTTTAAATAAAAAAAGTTCGAGAAACCCTGCGTAGCAGGGTTCTCGATTGGATTAACAGATGTAATAGCCGTTTAGGTTATTCTTGATTGCCATAGAAGTTTTAAGCTTATAATCTGGTCTGTCTAATTTAGCTGTAGGGTCTATTTCAGTTAGGATATTATTAATAATATCTTCTCTGTATAGTTCAGCTAGGACTTCTCTATAAGCTTTTCTAAGAGCTTCACAGTTATTAGGGCTTACACCGAATGAGTCATGAATAGGAGATACTGCTATGCCTTTATCTGCTAGAATAGTTATAACTCTCCTGCATACATAGGCATCTAAGCTATGTACGATATTAGGGCATAGTGATCGTTTCTCTTCTTCACCACCTTGATTTATGGAGTGAATGAAGTTCATCACTGCAGTACCACCTTTCATCTCTTTAATCTCTATACGAGATGTCTTAGTAGTAACTACTGGGCAATATGCAGTATGGTTATCAGGTAAAGTCCATTGATAGACTAGTCTAGAATTATCCCAGAGATCGTTAATTGTCTTCTGTAGTTTTCTAGCACCAGCTGTGAACTCATCTAGGACTTCATAATATACTTGTAGCTCTCTAGTATCTTTACCGAAGTATTCTTCAGGCTTACGAGTACTATTGTAGTACGTCGTCATAATAGCCCGTTTAATGTTAGATCGTATCTCTTTAAAGTTAGGGTTAGTACCCCATAGAGAGCTATCTTTAGTTCGGTTATAAACCTCTTGAGCTACTAGAGTATAGAAGTCATTTCTGCAAGAGTCACCTAAGACATTTAGTCTAGCCATAGCTTCTTCATCTCTCATAACAACTGACATTAGTTGTGGACCACTGCAAGTGGCATCTAGTCTTACGATCTGATCTGATATACATGTTATAAGAGACATCTGATAGCTATTGAGAGCTGACTTAAAGAGTAAAGGTTCGTCTGCTTTAGATATCCACTCGTCTGGATTAGTAAGCATAGAGTCTATATTCTCATTAATGAAGTCTAGTCTCTCTTGCCATGTAGATTTATCTAGACCATAGTGGTTAGCTAGGTCTATCTTAAGCCACTTCCAACCCTCTTCAGTAAGCTTCTCTGCCTTAGCAAACTTGAGCATAGCTTTTCTATAAGAGTTACCTTGAATATTTATATGGTAGCCTTTAGAATAGATACGTCCTCGTTTATCGTATTGAAATACGAAGTGAAAAGGTTTATCTCCCATTTCAGTATAGACATATCTATTTTCTTGTAAAGCTTGATTGAAGTTAGCTTGAGCTTGTTCTCTAGATTTAGGATCGATTGAGTCTATATCTAGTACATCGTCCTCTTTAGTTATCGTACTATCTAGACGATAGCTAACGTCCTGCAATAGATTTAAGACATGAAGATTGATAGGGTTATCATGCTTGTTATATCTATCGCCTAGTATGGCATAGTTATGAGTAAGGTTATAGCCTCCATTAGATTTAGTAGTCCATGCATTAGGACGAGAGACCATAGGAGGCAAGAAGAGAGACAAGTTTAGAGCTTGCTTGATGTCAGCTGGGATAGAGATCAGTGGTTGTATCTCAAAAGTATTACCACTGAATGCTTTAGGTCGAATGATCTCATAGCCTAAGCCATCGCATACTGCAAGTATCTCACTACCGCTCTTAGCTGCAGTAAGTATATCTTCATGGATGTATAGACCTAGTTTAGTAGCAGTAGCTTGCAAGGTAGTCTTACCTAGTAAACATACTGAGTAGAGTATATATCTAGGTAGGTCATCTACATGCTTCTGTACTTCTGCAAGTCTCTCGTCTTTACTAGTATAGGTCTTGCCATAGACACCTGTTCTATAATCTATAAGCCATTGGCATATACGCTCATAGATTTCATCTAATAAGTTTACTTGAGTATCTAAGTAAGCTTTAACTTCTGTCTGAATGTATTGTTCGCTGAGTAGCTCTTCTACTCTTGATTGAGTCGTAAACATTGACTATCCTTAGTATTAAAATTAGTAGTAATAGAGATGTCTATCTCTAGGAGTTAAAAAAGGTAATCAGTTTAGAGACTTGATTAGGTCTATGAAGTTATTTTTCTTCTTCTTCTAACATTCCGTTAGTTCTACTTTGAAGGATATACCAGTCAATAGGATGTACTTGGTATACGACATTAGATAGTCTAACAAGCTCTTTTCTATGTCTCCATAGTTGTCTACTTTTTAGAACTCTTGCTCTAATTTCTTTGCGAGATATTTTCATTATTGATCCTTTAATTTTCTTTTTGTTCGTTAAGTTCTCTTTTACATTCAGAACTATCAGGATACATTAAGTAATATAGTATTGTGAAGAATTGATCTTCAGATGGATAACCGTTCTTTTTTATATACCACGCAATTTCTTTTATTGTTTCAGCTAGATTTTCTAGTTCTTGAACTCTTTTTTCTAAAGCATGTATCTTGTCCATATTAAATCCTTTATTATTTTATTCTTGGCAAGAACTCGAATAGAGCCTTGCATGTATTAAAGTATGTTTCTGCCTTCTTGCCGTTATAGTTAATCACTACACGATAAGGCATAAACCTTGTTCTATCAGTATCGAAACTGATCACCATATCTTTTCTATTAATGTAACCTCGTACTCTTTTCATGATGGTTACTCCTTTCTGTAAAAAAAAAAATCAGCATGGGTGAATTACTAATCTATGCTGACTCGATTAGTAATTAAGGAGAATTAGAAGGATTAAAGTAGTCAATAGATATTCTTATATCCATTGATTACTCTAATGCTGAGAGAGATATGAATACCTCTCTCAACTAATTCTTAGAAATCGATGTCGTCTGCTGTAGCGACTTTATCGATTATTGCACTGATGAATACATCTCTATCAGAGTATCCTTCAGCGATAAGGTTTTGAGCTTGAACATAAGCTGACTTGAAATCTAAAGGCTTGATGCCTTTCTCTGCTTTATGACCTCTAATATTTACGAAGTACTTAGCTTCGTTAGCTAATGTATAATCACGTACTTCCTCTACACTATTGAGAAAGTTCTCTGGTGATCTCTCTCCAACTCTATGCTCTGCTGCTTTAGAAACTGATACTGCTAATCTCATGGATTATCCTTTATTAATTTAATTTAGAATGATGAATCATTCAGACGATAAACCGAACGGAGAACGAGCTTGAACAAGGAGACGAGAGTTGGATATGAAGGAGAGACGATAGACGTAAGGTAGTGTATGGTGTAGGTGTAAGTGTTAAGTGTACAAAGTGTAAGGAGAACAATATGAGAGAAAATGAGAGAAATACAAGGAGATACGAAAAAAAAA